GTACTTGATATTGTCCGCGTACTGCGGGTTGGATTCAGCGCCCGAAGGCGACTCGGTGACAGTCGTGAGACCGTTCCAAGCCACCCCCTCAGCGTACTCACCCGTATCATCGGGCAGGTAGAGGACACCGTGATCGACACCCGTCTCATAGAGACGTTCGCCGACCTGGTCCCATGTGAGCTGGGTCATGCAGTGGATCCTTTCAGAAGAAGAGGGTGTAGACGTAGTGATTGAGATCGTCCGCTACAAAATATCTATCAAACGAACAGAGCGGCAATGCAATCACTCGATCAGATAACTCGCTGTCGGGATTACGATCAATGACCGTTACCTGATACCGCTTGGTGTGCCTATAAAGCCGATTATTAGCATGGTCCAACTCGCTTCCACTTCTCTCATACATAATACAGGGATACTGTATTTGAATGCTATTTGGCGGTTGGAAATATACGTTCTCTGTGATGTCTTTGAGAAGCGTTTGCAGTTCAAGCCGGGAGGAGGCCATTATACACCTCCCCCAAACGAAGAAGTAGGCGGGGATGCTGGACTTCCACATCTGTGACACTCCAACGTGTCCCCACCCACTCAACGTAACGAATCGCGGCGAAATTATCTCTCGCAAAATAGTCGGCTACAATACTAATGGCATTGCCAAGAGACAGCACGGGATTAACTTCTTCACCTTCACGAACGCCTCTACTCGTACGAGTAACATCGCCGTAGTAGAGACGCTCTGTGATCTGCTCTTGATACACACCCGGTGCAGTTTCAACGGTCTGCGCATACCCGACCATTCCGTGAAATTTCGCCATCGGGTATCAGGCGATTAGCCGACTACGAGGTCGGCACCCCACGGAAGGTCCACTCGTCCTCGACGTTGTTCGAGAAGAAGTAGCCCGAGTTGGCCACTGCGTAGATCGTGAGGTCCACGCCCTCGGCCACCAGGTACGGCGAGCCCGAGGCTGTGACGGCGGCGTTGGTGTCGGAACGGCGGTAGGTGACGCCGGTGGTGTCGGTGATGGTGATCTCCGAGGACTCCGGGTCGAACGTCGGCTCGGCGGGGGTCGCCCGGGAGGCGCCTGCCGCGGCCTGGACCAGCACCAGTGCCGACCGGATCTTGGTGAGGGCACCGGACGAGCGCGCCTCGATCAGGTACTTGTATTGGTTGTAGTCGATGTCGAAGTCGTCGAAGAACGACACCTCGCCACCGCGGTCCGCACCGACCGTGTAGTCGGCCAGATTGACAACGATGCCGATCAGGTCGGCCTCATCTTCGAGGACCTCGGCCGTCACGACCTTGTCGACGCCCAGCTCCGCCGCGAGCTCTGAGGCGGTACGGTAGAAGCGGCGACCCATGTCGTCGCGGGCCAGCAGCATCTGGGTGACCGTGGGCAGAGTCGTGTACAGCGTCGGCTGTCCCGAACCCTTGTAGAACCGCATGTTGGCGAGGATCTCGTCCACGAGGTTCGTGCTCTTGAGGTCCCCATCGACATCGATCGTGATCTTTGCCGCGTAGAGGTCATCGTCGTTCAGAATCGAGCGGATACCCGCTCCGTCCGTAGCGCCCTTGGGGTCACGGATCTTGTCCTCGTCGTCGACGTCACGGCCGTCCCCGATAAGGATGGCGCGCGCGATCTCCTCGTCCAGCATCAGCCGCATCTCGCCCTTCAGCCACATCACGACGTCGAAGTCGGTGATGTCGATGATGTCGTCGCGGTCGAGCTTCTGCTTCTTGTAGACCGTCGACGGGGTGGTGACCCGCTTGGTCAGCCCGAAGAACTCCTCCTTCTTCAGGTTGCCCTTGATGTAGCCCTTCGCCCTCGCCTCGGCGTGGGTAAGGTCGGCCACGATCGACTTGATCCGCGAGAACGGGCTCTTCTTGACCTTGGTGAGGACCTCGGAGACCCACTCGACGCGGCGCTTGTCGAACTCCGGCGTGTCGGTAATGCTGCGGGCATCCGGGAAGAGGGTGTCGATGTCCTCGATGCCGTGCTTGAAGGCATAGTCGAGGACTGCCTCCTTCAGGGACCCACGCTTGACCGCGTCGGACGCGATGCCGGTCATGGCGTCATGTGACAGCGTGTGCCGAGGCTCCCCCTTCTTGTCTTCCTTGTCCTGCTCGAACACGTTGCGTCCGCTCATCTCGTCTTCGTCCTTTGCCTCGTGGGTGACGACCTCCTCCGAAGCGGAGGTGCTGGCCGGGGTTTCGGTGGTTTCGCTGGGAGCTGCTGTGCTCTCCAGAGCGGCACCGACCATGTAGTGAACGACCTCTTTTTGCTCGGTCGTCATCGAGTCGTAGACGTCCTGAACCGTCGGCTCGTCGTCCTCGACCTGCTCTTCCTGCTCCTTTGCGGCCTCGTGCTCGACCGTCGGCTCCTCTTCTTCCTCTTCCTGCTCTTCTTCGACGCCGTGCTCAAGCTCGAGTCCGGTGTAGATAATGGCCTCGTCCACGTGAACTTCGAGGTCCCCATCGCTATGCTCGATAGAGATGTTGTCGATCAGGGCACCAGGGTTGGCACCGGCCAGAACCAGCGAAAGCTCGCGGATAATGCCGTGCGAAACCTGCTTGGCCCTCTCGACGAGACCGTTGGCGAAGATTGACAGCGCGGAAATATCGCCATGCTGCACCAGGGCCTTTGCGTTCTGTCCCTGCTGGGTCTCATTGAAAAACCCGTAGGTGTAGACGCCCTCCTTGCCGCGACTCTCGAGGATCGCGTGTCCCAGGACGTTCTCAGGCGAACCATGGCCATGCTGCCAGACCATGGGGACCCGGTGCTCGTTCTGGTGCTCGAACGCGTCCGGAAGGATCGTGCGTCCATCGGAGCACCGAAGTCCGTACTTCGTGGCCCAGCCACTGAAGTCAGGCTTCATGGTGTCGTCCGAGTGCATCAGGCTGTTCTCCGGCGAAGAGTCACCGAAGTCCAGTCGGGAAGTCTCTCCCATTTTGACTGTTCCTTTCGTCTTTTGGATCTTCGGCGCTCTTAGAGCGCAGCTAGTTTTTGTTTAGCTACGTTAATCTCGCCCTTCACTTTTGTAGCCAAAGCTTTGAGATGCTCAACATCTTGTACTTTCTTAGACGTTGGAGCACTCACTGCTGCCGCACTAGTTATTCTATTACCACCTACACTAGTTATTCTATTACCAGCTGCTTGTATCTTTTGCTGATTCCGATCACGATACTGGGCACTTTCACGAGCAGCTTGACTCTTCTCGGCAGCGGTTGGCGGTTTAGCAGCCTCTCGCGCAGCCAATCGTTCCCTAGATTGAGCCTTTCGTGATTGAGACTTTTCTTTACGCTCTTTCGCCGCGATTAAATTTTCAAGCTTCTTTAGTTTGCCTTCTAGATCTTGAATCTTCGCCGAAAGATCTTTACGTAACTTGGATCGAACCGCCTTCTGTTTTTCAATCCGAGCTTTCTCAGCGGCCTGTTGCTGTTCAAGTTTAGCTTGCTCAGCAGCCTTTTGAACGGCCTTTTGCCGTTTCATAAAAGCTTTCTGAGCGGCGGTTAGTTTCGACTGAGTAGGCAGTGTTTTAGCTGGAAGGCGCCTGTGAAGATTACTAACCTGCTGACGTTTCTTTTTTCGACCTTTCAACTTTCTGGTTCGCAAATAGTATTCACGAGCCTTGACTGGATCGTATTCGTGTTTCAGCCAAAGTTGAAGATCGAGATAGGTAGGTGTCTGCATTAGTCTACCTTTAAAGCGCAGCGAGTTTTTGTTTGGCGGCCTGGATCTTACCCCTTACTTCCTTGATCTTGACCTTAATCTCAGAAACGGTATGCTTGCCAGACTTCTTATCGCCATCTTTCTTCTGGTCAGACTTACCATCCTTTTTGTCTCTGCTTTTTTCTCTTTGCTGATGCTTAGCTCGATTCTTCTTACTTTCCCGAGCCGCTTCAGCTTTTTCGGCAGCGGTCTTCGGCTTATCAGCCTCTTTCGCAGCTCGTTCCTTTTTAGCCTTGCCTTTACGATCCTCAGAAGCTTCTTCGTGTTCTCGCTTTTTGAGCAAAGCTTCCAACTTGTTCAGGCGTTTCTGCATACCTTGAATCTGATCCGAGAGCTCTTTACGCTGTCTAGCACGAGCGTTCTTCTGGATCGCTACTTTAGACTTACCTTTTTTAGGAACAGAACCCTTTCCTAGTCCAGCTATAGCTCGATTCGCAGCAACGGTAAGAATACCACCGCTATCATCACCACGACCCCGCTTTCGGCCCTTTAGTTTCTTGTGCTTTTCGTAATATTGGTGAGCCTTGACTGGATCGTATGCAGCACGATGCATCAATTGATGAAGTTCATATTCTGTAGGAGTCTTCATTAGCCCTCCGCCAGAATATCGTCAAGTTCAGCATTAGTTTCGGTCATATCGGCAATCATCGCATCTGCAGCAGGATCAGGAGCTTCTTCGATCTCTTGAGCATCGGTGATATCTTCCGCCGTGCTTTCAATATCAACTCCAGTATCAGCCTGAGGCATGTTAGAGTTGATCAAGGCGTCGGCCTTGGCCTCGGGCCGAGGCTTCATACCAATGCCCTGTCGAATCTCGTTCGATGAAGTAATCTCATTACGAGCGAACTTGTCAGCAATATCCGCAATGCCACCTTCGCCACCCAGCGGAACAAACTTGAACGGATCGCGGAAGTACATGATCGACTGATGCTGCGCACGGGCGGTCTTGGTCAAGAAGGCACGACGCATTGCTTCGACAATAGCGTCTAGCAACGGCTCGATGGTACGAGCGTAGTAATTCTTCATAGCCTTTTCATCCGCCGTACCGTTCATCACTTCTGCGGTTAGACCCAGCTGAGTCCATAGAAGATTAGTGAGGTATTCAACCTGCCCCATCAGATTGTTTTCAGCTGGACGATTCAGCTGAACGACCTTCTCCGTAGCTTCCGTATAGGCGATGCCATACTGGCTGCCCTTGAGTTGGAACTCAATATCCTTGCGTCGCTGCTCCGCCTGTTGGCGTTTGGCGGGTGACTTGATCACATACGGAAGCTGGATGATAAGGTCAAGCTTACCTGACGCCGATTGCTCATCCACCGTATCTAGAAGATTCAGTTTTCGAATTAGTCTTTGTAGCGTTGAGTTCGGCTCGTTCATTACCGCATACAGCGGATTCTCAATAATGGCGACCATTTGTTTCGGCAGCGTAATATCTTCACGCATGCCGCGCTCTTCGTTATAAAGCGAAATGGTGACATGCCTTGGGTACCACATGACCACACGACCTACACGCAAAGTCTTGATCTCATAGCCCCCCGATTCCAGAGGACTAATAGTGGTATCCACCGGAACCACCGCAGCCACACCCTCGTCCAGAACTGTCATGGCAACGTCTTGACGAAATTGTCGGGCTGCCTGATCGAGATTGGCCTCCTCGGTCAGACAATAGTTGAGCCCGCTCTCAATGTCTTCCAAATATCGCTTATCAACGTCTGTACGAACGTGCATCATTTGCACAGCAGCAACATCAATCCCAATTCGAGTATAAATCGAGGAGATGATGGACTTCTCGGTCGAATATCGCAGCACAGGACGATCGCTTCGCCCTCTGCCAGTAGCTGCGAATCCGCCTTCACCAGTATATGGACGTTGACGCAGTTCAACAACATCACGATTCGTGAACGCGTTCCAGGCATGCTTCAACCTGGATCCAATTGTGGCCATACATCACCTCCTTTCTAATTCGCCATGGGGTGGGTATTGCTAAGGTCCCAGATCTGCAGACGATGCAGACGGACGTTCTGACCAATCTCGATACGAATCTCGCCGAGAGGACCTTGTTTGTTGGGTGACGAACCTGTCCACAAAGCCGCATCACTAGACTGATCAGACTGGAGAGCAATATCTGGAGGATTTCTTCTCGCAAAGGGCATCTTGGCGAAGAACTCTGCCAGAAGCCAAGGGCCAGCTGCAGCCAACGTCAGCCAATACTTGCGACCATCAGCCACGAACCCTCCGTGACCCTGATAAGTAAGCAAGCTGCCGTTGGTTTTATAGAGATGGAAGTTTATGTCATGGCAAAGCATCTCGGCCACAACTTGACCCGCTCCAGAAACCCCATTGTCTCGAGCATGCATATCGAACACCGGATTGCCTGCCGAGCCATCCAACGAAATCTCGCCAATGATCATAACATCTCTGTACTGAGCAGCGGTATACTTGAAGAACCCAGGGGTGCCGATCGTAGTTAGTTTGGCGTATCCACTTGCTACGGTAATACCGCTAACACCAGAAAACGCTGACATATCGGTATCGAACTTCTCATCCAGAACCAGCCCAGCCGGAGTGCTACTTCCACCACCTCCCGAAGGAGTAATCCAACCAGCGTCATAATTTGTAGCACTATTCTTAGCCAGAACTTGACCCGAAGAACCACCAGCCGGAAGACCAGATGAGACACTAGTTTTCTCCCACGTATTTGGCGGATCTGGGGGGTTTGTAGCAGCACCGGTCAGGGTAGCTGTGAAACTACCTGTCGTAGCGTTACTAGTACCTTCCATCAGAATTTGATGCGGACTCGACCCACCCCAGAAT